GCCCTTCTTGCGGCTCAGTTGGACGCGGTGCGGGGCGGTCATGGTTTCCGCTCCAGATCCAGCGTTTCGATCATTCCGGGCATGGCGTAACCTCAATTCCCTTCTCCGGCATAAGGCACCGTATTTTCGACGTAGGCGCACCGCACATCGGGCAGCGTATTGACTTCAGAATGCGAGCCAAAGCGCCCATTTCCATCGGGGTGTAGGCTGCGATCCAGATATGGCCGTCCACGTCGCACTGGACGCGGAAGGGCTGCTTTGTCATTTGGCATCCTCCAGCGACTTGGCGCGGACGGTATCGAGTTTCTGCAATATCATCGTGCAGGCTGTTTTTGCTCCGTGAGTGTCGTCGTGCACACCTTTCCACTGATCGTTTTCATAAACTACGATTTGCCTGATGTCAGTCAGCACCTCGCGGGCGAAGGCGAGCAGGGCGGATTCAATGGCGTCGAAGGCATCCAGCCCGTACTTTACGCACAGGTCGCTTGCTATGTCATTTGCCCTGGCGCGGGGGTCGAAGGTCATGGCAGGAGCCTGAACAGGTGTTTCTTCCATTGAGGCCATTGCTTGCTCTCCTTTTTCGGTCTTGCCACGATAATCTCATCGCCATTTGGCCCCTTGACAGGGATGCCGTGTCGCGCCTTCCAGCGATTCTGCGCGTCGTCAAAGCACTTGTCTGCCTGCTCGTTGAGCATCTTGTACATTGTTTGTATTGCGGCAGAACGCACATTGTTATCTACGCCCTGCCAAGAACCAAGCAGCATATTCAGGTACTCGTCAATGCGTTGCTTTGGCAGCAATCTAGCGTTCCACTTTTGGCTCACTTCGCCTTCCTCGCGATTTCGCGTACCGTGGCCTTTGGCAGCTTGGCCTGTGCAGCCATGTCTCGGCGAATAGCGGCGAACCGCTTGGCAAGGTCAGTCTGCGCTGCGGGCACGTACTTGAAATCGCGGTCAAGGATTGATTTGGGCGGTTTCATGCCGCCTCCCCGATCAGCCACAGCAGGAACAAGATCATGCCGACGAACAGAAGCATCCCGGTAACGTCTGAAAGCCGCAGCCTGTCCCGCTCGTACACCTTGTGCTGGCCGATGCCTTTCAGTGCTTGGCGTTCTCTGAGTGTTTGCATTTTCAGTCTCCGTCCAGTATGGATTCGGTTTCGTTCAGGATAGCGTGTTTCTGAATCTTCGCCAGCGCGTCCATACATGCGCCAATCGCTATCCGGTCGCCGTTGCAGGCTGCGTCTATGCACTGCATGGCCCTAGATAGCTGGTCGGCAATCTCCGCGTCCATGTCGATGCTCGTCCAGTAGTCGCGGGTCTTGATGCGTTCCTCCGCCTCAAACTTGGCGTTGTCGCGGTCCTCGTCGGTTATCTCCGAGTCCCATTCAACCGGATATGCTGGGCCATCGGTAATGCGGCATGGCATCTTCATTTCGTCACCCTCCAGAGCAGGTGCAGTATCACCACTGCGAATATTGCGAGTGCGGCGGCTTGTGCGGCTTCGGCCATATTGTTTCCCTCGTTGACGTGTGCGCCTAGAGTAATTGCAAGATGCAACTCTTGTCAATTACTTTTTCCTATCACGCTTGAGCGCACGATAGAGCGTAGTTGGCGATACCCCGGCCAGCTTTGCCGCCTCATAGACGGACTTCTTAAGCTGTCTATGGTACTTGATGGCTAAGTCTGTTGCCGCTGCTTGTCGTCCTGACATGGTGCCTCCTGAGTAATGCGGCATCTTGCCTGATGCACAATGCACCGTCAACACTTGCGCCGCGATTACTACCGGCGTAATATCGCCAACTCTAGCAGCCTGTCTATGGGCTGTTCACGCGGAGGGGCGACAAGAATAATATCAATCAACGAGGGCACAGACAATGACATATCAGCGCAAGGAAGTTATCGGCAACGCTGTTTTGTACCTTGGGGATTGTCTCGATATTTTGCCAACTCTGCCCAAGGTTGACGCGGTGATTACTGACCCGCCGTATGGCGCGAGAACCCACGAAGGCGCGAGAACCCACGAAGGCGCGAGAACCGGAGCCATTGGCGGCGAAGCCCTTATAGATTTTGCCTGCATTGATGACGCAACTTTCTTGCGCGCCTGCGCCCTGTGCTTAGGGGTGGCGACCCGTTGGGTCGTTATGTCCTGCGAGTGGCGGCACGCGGCCAAACTAGAGGAATCCGGGCTACCGCTAATCCGTCTCGGGGTGTGGATAAAGCCGAACGGAGCGCCACAATTCACCGGGGATAGGCCGGGGATGGGATGGGAGGCCGTTGCGATCCTGCACAACGAAGGCAAGAAGAAATGGAATGGCGGTGGGCAACACGCGGTTTGGACGATCCCGAAGGTTGAAGGCCCGCACCCAACGACCAAGCCGCCCGCGCTGCTCAAGAAGTGGCTACAGCAATTCACAGATGCAAATGAAACCGTGCTTGATCCTTTCATGGGCGGCGGTTCTACCGGCGAGGCTTGCATGGTAAACGACCGCAAGTTCATCGGCATCGAGATTGAACCTAAATATTTCGACATAGCCTGCGAGCGCATAGAGAACGCACAGCGTCAGCAGAGGATGTTCCCATGAGCGCCAATTTTGACGATTTGGACGACGACCTTGATTGGGATACACTACCGAAACAGACACGCGGCAATGCCGCTACCGAGTCCGGCGCGCAGGCGGGTACCTCCTCCCCTCCCGCACGTGGCGATAAGGCTGGCCCCTCACCAGTGCCACTTCCTGACGCGCCGGACCCTTCGGGGGAAGTCATCCCGTTGGAAGCGTATCAAGACGAGATAAACCGCATCGCCCCGCGTTACAACAGCTTCGCCAAGCTCAATAATTTGCAACCGTGGCCCGCGCCGGTAGATTTTTGGCGAGAGATGCAGAATGTTCCCGAGATGGAACACAGGCACATGCCGACAGCCTTGGCTGATCTATTCTGCGCTGAGGCTGAGACGTGGGCGGCTGATCCGGGGATATATGGCATGTTCGGCATCGGTATCTGCGCTGGCGCACTGTCCAATGCGATCACAATTCAGGTCAAGGAGGGTGATGCTAATGCGGTTAAGGCGGCTCGCATGTGGATAGGCGTTAGCGGCTACTCTGGCGCGGGCAAGACACCTACGCTGATAGCAATGGCGCGACCGCTGGAGGAATTGCAGGAACGATTGCTAGAGAAAACCGCCTACCGGCAAAAGGAATACATCGACGAGTTCGAGATTTATGAGAAAAAGCGGCAAGCCTGGATTTCAGCGCAAGCCAAGGGCGAAATGGGACAGCGGCCCGAAGAACCGCTAAAGCCTGCACGTAATCGGCTGATCGTGAAGAACGCAACCGGCGAGGCCATCGGGGAGATTCTGCAAGACCAAGGGCATCGCGGCATTCTCGGGCTCTACGATGAGCTAGTCGCCCTTCCTGCTGGCGCGAACCAGTACAAAAAGGGCGGCAACGATATTGAGGAATTGCTGAAGCTGCGCGACGGTGGGCGGCACTCGATAGACCGCAAAGGCATGTTTGTGCAGATACCAGAATACGCCATGAACATCGTCGGCGGCACGCAGCCCGACAGAATACGCGATTTGGTGAAGCGCATGAACCTCACAGATAACGGCTTCATGCAGCGCTTCAATTTCTACTGCGCTCGCGAAGCTGGCCTAGACTTGGACCGCCCCGCCCATGCCGACTTCGCCAAGCTCACCGATATTGTCGAACGCCTGTATGAAATGCAGCATAGCGGCCCGGTGCGGTTCAGTGAGGAAGCGCAGGAGGTACGCCGCGAGTTTCGCCTGTGGGTGTACGAGCAGCGCCAAACTCCCGGCATGTCGCAGACCCTCAAATCTCACCTGAACAAGTACAACGATATGTTTAGTGAGTACGTACTAACTTATCACGCGATCGAGTCGGCGGCAGACCGCTGCATGACAATCAAGCCGCACGTATCAGAATTGACCGCTAGGCGCGTTTTCGACCTGATGACTACCTGCCTATTCCCGCATGCCAAAGCCTTCTATGGGGACGTTCTGGAGCGCCAGAATGAGACTATGGCGAATGTTCGGTATCTGGCGGGCAAAATCCTGGCGAAAGGCTGGACGACGCTGGACCTGACGCGCATAGCCCACGGCTGGACCGGATGGAGAAAGCTCCTGCCGTGGCAGAAACGGGCGGTCTTGACCGCATTATCTGAAGGCGGATGGATTCAGTCCTATGACCCTCGGGGGTATGTCGAAGGAATGACGTTCAAGGCGCAGATTCACCCTGACGTGCAGGAGATATTCAGCACCTACGCCGAAATAGAAGCCGCCCGCCTTGAGGAAATGGCTGAGCGGCGGGAGGAGAAAATGCGCGGGAACAGGGAACCCGGCGAGGAAGGCTAGGCCGGAGCGCCCCTGTTCCGCTCCAACTTCACCCGCTTGCACAGGTATTCGTGCCGGATGCCCATGTCCCGAGCGACCCGGTAAGCAGTCTCGCCAGCTAAGACCCGTTTTAGCGCTTCGGTCATCACGTCCGACTGCGGCCTGCCTAGCTTTTTGGCGGTCATAGTTCGCCCAACTCGCGCAACAGTGCCTCATGCACCGGGTTGCCGTACTCTTGGCACATTGCCTTCAGCGCCGCCACAAGCGCGGGGTATGCTTCAGCGCGTTCCTTTGCCTTGCGCAACTGGTCAACAAAGGGCCAGTCCTGCACGGCCCCAAAGCAATGATCGTCAATCGCCAGTTGCACGGCATTGGCTGGCGTCGGATCGGCCTGAAATACCCCAAAACTGTTCTTCGCGTCTGTGGTCATGCTGTCCCCTTTGGTATTTTCGTCCACTTTTTATATATGTCATATTCTTTTTGCATGTCATCTTTATCTTTTTTTCGCACAAGCACGCCCCGATCATCAATCTCCATTCCGGGCGCTGGCTTCGGGCATAACTCAACCGGTCCCTCCATGTTGCGCAATACTGATCCGCCAAGATCGTATTTCTTGAGCAAGACAACGCACTCATGCGCCAGTTTGTCATTGCCCGATCGCTTGACAGAATACGATAGGCGTCTGCACATGCTGGCTAGATTGTCGATAATCTCGCGCTGCTTGATAGTCATGTCGTTGAGTTGATTGCACTCGCTTTCTAGCGTTGCAATCGATCCGTCAAGCTTTGATAGGCGCTCGCGCATATCCTCAATATATTCAGCAGCACGCAGGTAATATGAGTTTGGTCCGATGATTTCAGCAGCTACGCGCAAGCATTCGGCAATGTCTTGCTCCCAATACGGTTTATCGGTAGTCATTTGGATTCAGCCTTTCATTTACTCTGCCGTGGTTGTCGCACCAGTCGCCGTCGATTAATGTCCGGTCGCATACAGGGCATTTTGGCTTTTCAAGCTGTTTTTCTCGTATAGCTTCTATTCCATCCCAAAGCGCCTTGTTTTCTTTTAGTGCGATAGAAAGCAATCTTTCCGTCCGCGTCCAATTCTCGGCCAGCATTGCGTTAGTTTCTTGCTTCGAGTAGCTTTCCCTTTCAAGCTTCTTGCACAGTTCGATGAACTCCGGCGGGACTGGCGTTGGCGATCGCATCCACTGTTCGATTAGTGCATCGGTTCTCGGTGTATCGCCAGCGTCTCCAGATTCAGGGTCGTCATAACTGCGATCGTTGTCCTTGGTCATTCTGGCCTCCTATTCCAACGTTCAACAAGAATATGCTTCACATCATCTTTCAACGGGTAAATAAGCGCACTAGACGCACGGCAAAGCCCGTTATCACATTCAACGTACATGCTGCCATCGCTACCGCTTCCTTCCGGCATCGTGAACATGGTCGCGTGCGATCCACAGAAAGGACACGGCTTTAATTCACGGTTGAAATAGGCGTCATCATCTGCAATCATGGTCATGATTCTTTGTCCTCTGTGACGGTTAGTTTCAGTTCTTCGTAAGCATTGATTGCATCATCGGTTAACCTACTTCCATTAAGTACCAGTGCTTTGCGCATCGTGATTATCGCGCTGATAAATCGATTACGATCGGCTAACGCTTCGGCCTCAGCCTCTTTAACTCTTTTCCGCAGGTCGTCTATCTCGTCAGTTAGCGCCCTGCCATCTACCACAGTCACAACTATTTTAAACCACTGTTATATATAGAAGTGCGCATTTACAACAACTGCCGCTCAGCGTCACTTTCTGCCCTACAGTGACCATTTACGTCACTATCTGCCCATGGGTACACCGCCTAACACCACCAGCACCGCCTAACACGGCTCACCACCTCGGTGTTAGACGGTGCTTTGCACGCACGGATAGATCAAGTGCCATTTTCAACTTTGTTGTAAGAATACAACAGTCATTCCCCTGCCCAAAGAATCAGAGAACATGAACACCGCCTAACACCGTGGGCATGATCTGGAGTGCTTCCGCGCCCCGCTCTCGGATTCTCTAACACGGCCTAACACGGCCTGAGAGCGGCTAACACGCGCTAACACCGCGCCCAGCTACCGGCCTACCCATCTCAATCTCGGCCCGTGCGCGTGGCCTGCTGCTGGCAGTGTGGCGCCGGTCAGCCTGTCCTGTGCCTGGTGCGGTCGGCCATGGTGCGCCGCAGCAGGTATGTCAGTGAGTGCTAACGGGGGCGGGCAGTGGTATGTGAGCACTTGCTAACTTCCGGAAAGAAAAAGCATCCTTTTCTCGGCCTGCGGAACAAAACGCCGCTGGTTCCATCGCTGGGCTGGCTGGAGTCTCAGGTCACCTGACAGAACTTTCGAAAATTTTTTTTTGGTGGTATAAGCGTGTTCATGGACGAGAACGTGACACTTACGGCGGAGCAATCGATGGATGTCATTGATGGCGAGTTAGAGTTTCGTCGTGGTCTGCGTTCTGTAGTTACGAGGAATCCGAGCGGGAGGTTGGCAAAGCGTGCGTCTGCGCTATTGTTGGATCGTGACAGGTTTGATGATTGGGTTTTGGAGTTTGGTGGTGAGGAGATTGCGGTTGGGTATGTGTGCGCGCAGGTTATCAGTGGGGTGTCGTTAAAGACGCTGTGTGAGCACTATGTGTTGGATGCTGGGTTGTTGGGGGCGTTAATGACTAAGCGCCCTGAGTATGAGGAGAGATTGAAGGCGGCGCAGAGGTGGTTGGCTGAGACGCACGTATCTGAGATAGTGGGGATAGCTGATGACGTAGACGAGGAGAAGCAGGCGATAGCGAAGGCTGGGTTGAGGATCAAGGCGAGGGAGGCGGTTGCGGCGTTTTACAAGCCGGAGCGGTTTGGGAAAGTGGATGGGTCGCTGAGTGTTGGGTTGGAGAACTTGGCGGACGTGCTGACGCGGATTTCGGAGAGGAAGCGAGCGCCTGCGGTGGTGGATGCTGAGGATGCGCAGGTGGTGGAGTGAGCGCGACGTTACTCACATTACCAGCCACAGACGTTGGCGATATTTCGCGTGGGCTGAGAGCTTTGGCCGATCAGATTGATGCGGGGGATTATGGAGACGGTCATTTTCTTGCGTGGGTGATTGACTGCGGGAGTGGTCGCGTTGAGTGCGGTGGGCTTGGCAAGTCACCAGAGGCAGGTGCGGTTGGGCACCTATTGTTTGGAATAGCGCAGCGCAAGCTGGAGGCGGTGGGCTTATGAGCGCCGTCGCCACCCGCCGCATAGACGAGTCGCTATTCGAGCGGTGGCACGACGACCCGGACCAGTTTGACCGGGACATATGGCCGGACGCGCTACCGGAGAAGTGGCAGACGGAGGCGAGCGGGTTGATTGTGAAGCACGACCGGGTGGCGATACGGTCGGGTCATGGTGTGGGTAAGTCGGCGTGGCTGGCTCGGCGGATAATCTGGTGGGGCATGACGCGGCATCCGTGGAAGGTGGGGTGTACGGCACCCAGTAGTTCGACCATGTTCGACGCGCTATGGTCGGAATTGGCGAAGTGGCATTCGAAGATGCCGGAGCCATTGAAGGCGCAGTTCGAGTGGAAATCGGACAGGTTTGACTGGGTGAAGGCTCCGGCGATCTCGTATGCTGTGGCTAAGACGGCGCGGCGGGAGACACCGGAGGCGCTGGCGGGGTTGCACTCGGAGAACATGCTGTTCATCATTGATGAGTCGCCGGGTGTGGATGACATCATCTTTGAGACAGCGCGGGGCACGATGTCCACCATCGGTGCCAAGACAATCATGACCGGCAACCCTACCCGCACCAGCGGGTATTTTTACGACGCCTTCCATAAGAACCGGAACTACTGGGCGACGATGAAGGTGGCTTCGCAGGACTCGACGCGCTGTAATCTGAAGGAACTGGAACAGTGGAAGGAGGAGTACGGTGAGGACTCTAATTTCTACCGGGTTCGGGCGCTTGGTGAGTTTCCGACCGCTGAAGATGGGGTAATTATCCCGCTGTATCTGGTTGAAGATGCGGTGAAGCGGGATGTGGAGCAGGTTCCAAGTGAGGAAGTTTGGGGGCTGGATGTTTCCGGGTCTGGGGCTGATTTTTGCGCCCTGGCTAAGAGGCGGGGCAATATCATGCCGGAGCCGATCAAGGTATGGCGGTCAGATGACACGATGGTATCGGTTGGTAAGGTCATGGCCGAGTATCGGGATGCGGTGAAGAAGCCTGTCCAGGTCTGTGTGGACTCCAATGGAATCGGGGCTGGCGTGGCACATCGTCTTGCCGAGCAGGGCGTGCCTGTGCATTGCGTCAACGTGTCAGAGAGTCATAGCAGTAACGACAGGTATCTTCGCCTGCGCGACGAGATGTGGGAGCGGGCGCGTAACTGGTTCTATGGACGCGATGTGAAGATCGCTGACGACCAGCCTTTTATTGGCGAGATTACGCGGATCAAGTGGGCGCTGTCCTCCAACGGCAAGATGAAGGCCATGAGCAAGTACGACATGAAGCTTGCGCCGCCGCGTGGGATTGGGAAATCGCCTGACCGCTCAGAAGCGTTTTGCTTTACATTCATGGGCATGGACTATATTGTGGCCAAGCCGAAGAAGATTGTTTATCGAAACATGGGTTACGCATAGGAGAATCAAATGTTCGGGAAACGCTCAAGTGGTAACGACAAGTTTGTGATGGCGATGGGGCGCAAGGTTGGAAACATCAAGACAGCGAAGGCTGCGCCTGCTGGGGCTGGAAAAAAGATGGTGAAAAAAGCGCCTCCAGCACCAGTTAAAGGCGTGATGAGCGCCAAGGGACCAGGGAAGGCGCTGCCATCCTTTGATAAGATGAAGCGCGGCGTGAAGGTCAACCAGAACAGACCGCAATCGCTTGGCAAAGCCAATACATTCGACGCCGAGGATTAGATATGAGCATGTCTGCATCGGAGTTGGGGCGCTTTAAGGAAATGGAGCGTAAGGTGGCTGAATTGGAGAAGATCGTGGCTCAGTGGACCGCGCCGCCGCCTCCAAAGCAGAAATTGTCGATTCCTACACAGGGACGCTCTCAATCAGGGTATTAAATGGCAAACCAGAACCCAAGAAACCTTACTGCCGATGGCATTGACCTTGTTGCTGTAATCGAGCAACAGGTAGCCCAAGCTATCGGGCACATGGACGGTCAGTTGTCAGAGGACCGTGCTCGCGAGTTTGATTACTACTATGGGCGTCCATTTGGCAATGAGGTTGATGGGGAATCGCAGGTTGTATCAACGGACGTAGCCGATACCGTTGAAGGGCTTTTGCCGTCGATATTGCGCATATTCACGGCATCCGATGATGCGGTGAGGTTTGATCCGAACGGCCCTGAAGATGAGGAAATGGCCGCGCAGCAGACTGAGGTTGCGAACTACATTTTCTACCGGCAGAATAACGGATTTCTGGTGCTGTACGAGTGGTTCAAGGATGCGCTGATCCAAAAAAACGGCATCGTCAAATACTGGTGGGAAGAAAAGAAGGATCGCTCGAAAGAATCCTACCAAGGTTTGACCGATGGTGAGTACCAGATGCTGATGAAGGGCGATGGGCTTGCTGAAGTCGAGGAACTTGAGCATCGAGCCTATCCAGACGAAATAGGCATGGCGCAGCGGCAGGAGATGGTTGCGCAACTGACGCAGCAGATGCAGGCCGCAGAGGGAAATCCACAGGCACAACAGCAGATACAGCAGCGCATGGTTGCGCTCGCCACCGTGCCTGAGCCAATGCTGCACGATGTCAGTGTGTTGATACTCAAGGACGCATCCAAGCTGTGCATCATGGCGATTCCGCCAGAGGAATTTGGCATCTCTGCCAAGCATCCTTGCGTATCCATTCAGGACACGCCGTTTTGCTATCACCGTGGGCGGCGCACGATTTCAGACCTTCGTCGAGACGGATGCCCGGAGGAAATTCTTGAAAACCTGATGTCAGACGACCAGATTGATATGTCGCCTGAATCGCTGGCTCGCAATCGTTACATAGATCAGCAGTGGCCTGCTGTCATCAATCCGCCTGATCCGTCCATGCGTGAAGTGTGGGTGACTGAGGCGTTTATCAGGATTGATGAGGATGGAGATGGCGTTGCTGAGTTGCGCCACATCATCATGCCGGGGCGTGAGATTTGGATTGATGAGGAAACAGACCACATCAACTTCGCTGCAATTACGCCGATTATCATGCCGCATCGTTGGGTTGGACGTAGCGTTTCTGAACTGGTGATGGATATTCAGTTTACGAAATCGGTTATCTGGCGGCAAATGCTGAATAACTTGTACCTTACGAACAATCCGCGCAAAGCCGTACTGTCTAGTGCTGGCGGCATCGTGCAGGCTAACCTTGATGATCTGCTGAACTCGCGTCCTGGTGGGATCATGCGCGAGTACGTTCCGAACGCCATACGCAATGAAGAAGTCCCCTTCGTTGCAGGCCAGTCCTTTCCGATGCTCGAATACATGGATAGCATCAAGGAAAATCGCACTGGTAACACGCGCTATAACCAAGGAACGGATGCCGATTCTCTGAATAAGACCGCTCGCGGTATCTCACTCATTCAATCAGCAGGCCAGCAGCGACTTGACCTAATCGCCCGCATTTTTGCAGAAACAGGCGTCAAGGACTTGATGAAGGGCATCGTGTACATGATGTCTAAGTATTCTGTTCGTCCATTGACGCTGAAACTTCGCAACAAATGGGTGGACGTTGATCCGCGTGAGTGGAAAACGATGCTGAACATGACGATCAATGTTGGCTTGGGTAGTGGTAATCGTGATGTGCAACTTGCGCATTTGACACAGATTGGTATTGAGCAGCGTGAATTGATGGCATCAGGGCGCGGCTACATGGTGTCTGATGAGAATATATTTAACGTGGTCAGAAAGAAGCAGGAAGCAATGGGATTCAAGCATCCAGAGCTTTTTGTGACTGACCCGAAAACGGTGCCGCCGGAGGCCAAGCAACCGCCGCCTGATCCGGCAATAGTCAAGGTGCAGGCTGAAGCAGCAAATGACAAAGAGAAGAATCAGCTTGCCCAGTGGAAAGAACAATTTACCGCACAGACTGAGCAGGCGCTTGAGAAAATTCGCGCACAGGTCAAGATCACGATTACCGAAATGAACAATCATGCTAAGAAGGAAATCGAGCAGATGAAGCTACGTGCTGATTCTGAACGGCTGATTTTCGAGAAAAACAATACGCTTGCCGAAGAAATGCGCCAGATTGAGGACATGGTTAGGGCGAAAGAAACAGAACTGAAGCTTCGTGAGCGGGAATTGAATTACAAGGAAGAAATATTGGGCCTGCAAAAAGAACTTCACGCAATGAACGAGCAGCATGCGCGTGAACGCCAAGGAGCGATGCAATGATACAAATTCCAGCTACATTTTTGGACGTAGATGGGAGAGTTAAGGTGATTGTAACAACGGCTGGTTCCGTACCATCGACTGCCGCTAGGTTTTGCGGGTTTGCTTACGACCCGATTACATACACTCTTTATATTATTCTTACCTAGAGGCATCGACATGACAATTTCTGGCGCGGTAATGCAGGGCGGACAGGCTTTAAGCCCAGATGGTGCTTTGTACGTAAAACTGGACAGCGGCAGTTCCATCACCGGCACCACGATCACGGCGACGACGGCGTTTTACTCGCTTGGGAATTCACCTTCTGTTCCTACTTATTCGTTTACCGGCGCGACTACAACTGGCATATCACACGATTCGGGGAATGGCGCCCTTGTCCTGTTCGCATCTAATAGCGCGCCGGTAATTGTCACGTCAACACAGTTGCGTATTGGTTCTACTACCTCGATGGGGTTTTCAAGTGCAGTCTCACCAACTGGAGCCGCCGCTGACACCTTCCTAACCCGCTACGCAGCCAAGCAACTGATGATCTCCGGGGATGGCTCTACCCAAGATGGAACGATATTAAGCGGCCTTCATTCTCTTGCCGGAACAACCGAAAGTACAGTTGGTATCGCGCTGACGGCGAACAAAAAGGTCAAGTCTGTTACGGCGATTGCAGATAACGTGGCAACGAACACTATTACCGTGACGGTTCCGAACGCGGCGCACTCAGCAATGTTGAAGTTGACGTTGAAGGGCAGTCTTGGGGCTGGCGGCGCGATTGGTGCCAACGAGGCGACAGGTACGATTTCCTATGATGTGGCGATTGCTCGGACTGCTGGCGTTGCTACGGTGGCAACGTTTTCTGCTGCATACGGAAGTGCTACTGCATCCGTGGCTGGTGCTGCAACGATCACAATTACTGCTGCGGCTTCGGCTATGTCAGGTGCGGTGGGCGCAACGCAGACATTCACGGTTCAAGTAACCATCGCCAAGGGTTCTGGATCGTCCGATAACCATACCTGTCAGGTGTTGGCTGAAATCATCAATGCCAATGCTACTGGCGTCACACTCGCATAGGAGGCTTTATGCCAAGCATCATAATTACGACAACGATAGGACAGGCAAATAGGTTGGCGGCTGCTGTAGGTGTTGAACTTGGGCTGCGCGGCTCAGATGGCTTCCAGCGAGATGCGACCAATGCCGAAGTAAAGTACTGGTTCATCGCTAAGGCACGGAATGTTGTGCACTCCAACGAAACTAGGATTGCTCAAGCCGCAATTTCTTCTCCATCGGCGTTCGACCCGACATGACCAAAGAAGAAGAAATCCGGGCGAATATTGCCGTAGCAACAGTACAGTCGGCCTTTGAGCATATGGCAAGCCAAGCCATCGAAGCCAAGACGCAGCTTGCCTTGGCGCAGCTTCGCATCAAGGAGCTTGAGGACAAGATTGAATTAAATCGGGCTACAGAGAAAAAAGATGACGCCTGAAGAAGTCCTACGACGAAGCCATGATGCTGCAAGGTTGCTAAACGATCCAACCTTGAAAGAGGCGCTCGACATCATGGAAAAGGATGTCATGGAGGCGTGGATCGCTTGTCCGGTACGCGACCATGAAGGACGAGAAGAACTGTGGCGGCTGATTAAAACGACCAGAAAATTCCGTGATTTACTGCAAGGAACGATGGAGGCTGGAAAGTTGGCAGCAGAGCAATTACGAAATCAAAAAGAATCAATCGCTACTCGGGCGGCAAATGCCGTTCGTAATCTTAGGAGATAGAAATGGAACAGCAAGGCCAAGCACAAGCGTTACAAACGCCCGTTGCAGCCGATCCAGTATCGAAGATTCAGGCGATGCTTCAGGCTGAGAATGCTCCGCCACCGCAAGAACAAGCACCAGAACAGCAGGAGGAAGAAGCGCCTGCTGGACCCAACACGCAGACAGAGGGCGATGAGCCGCCTCAAGAAGAAGAACAGCCACAAGCGGCAATGGCAGAAATTCCTCTGGATCAACTCGAATCCATCGAACTTGAAGTAGAAGTAGAAGGTGAGAAAGGAAAAGTAACCGAGCGGCCAACCATCAAGGAGCTAAAACTCGGCTACATGCGGCAAAAAGACTACCAAAAGAAAACTGCGGAAGTCGCTCGCCAGCGCGAAGAAGTGGGCGAAAAAGTGCGCCAAGGCATCGAGAGCGAACGCACGCAGTATGGCAAAGACCTCCAGTTACTGGAGACGATGTTATTGCAGACAGTCGCCCCTGAACTGCAAAACGTCGATTGGAATACATTGGCAAGCACCGATCCATTTGAGTATGTGCGGCTGAAAAACCGTGCAGATCAGATCGTTCAGGCACGCTCTGCCATTCAAGGAAAGTTCAAGGAAATCACTGACAAGCAACAAGCGGAACAGCGTGCGGCTACTCAAGCTCGCGCAGCCAAGGCCCGCGAGCAGCTTGAACAGGATATTCCGGGCTGGAACGATGGGCTGTATCAGACGCTGATAAAGTCAGGTGAGGCTTATGGCTTTAAACCTGAAGAAGTCGGCGCATGGCTCGATCCCCGGTCTTTGAAGGTGCTACACGACGCATACCAATTTCGCCAGATGAAGGCTCCGTCCAAGGACAAAAAACTTGTCCCAGTTCCCAAGGGGTTAAAGCCAGGAACGGTCAACGGCCAAGGCCAGAATCAGCAGCGCATAGCAGATGCCATGCAACGCCTTCAGAAAAGTGGCCGCATTGAAGATGCGGCGTCAATCATTGCCGCGAGAATGCGGTGAGATAAAAAGGATTTGCAATGACTGTTCCAACACAGAGTTTTCAGACGTATCAAGCGGTTAAATAAAACTGGCCGCTTTAAAATCGGGTGAAACGGTGAACATCCAGAACGGACAATACCGTAGGAAGCTAGGCCGGTTAATCTCGCCTAGAACCTCTAACGCGCAGGCTGTGACTACCAAGAATAATCAGCCCACGAGCGCCCGACAACAAATCATCGTTGATGATGTGCGCTGAACTGCATAGGGATATGCAGAAGCACCGGATAAAAAGCCAGTGCGATAACAACGGTTGCGGTGACCGAGAGGACTTGGAAGATGTTATCTATCAAATAAGTCCGGTTGTGTAATTCGACCCGTTTGTGTAGTATGGTGTCTGCAAAGGAGCGCAGACATGGGATTCAAACAGAGCAAGATTCGGAACAGGGTATATGCAACAGGTAGCGATAGCCCTAATTGGCAACCAGGTTCAAGAGAGAAAGAGTGCGCTTACTGCAAGTGCGTTTTTTCAATCAGGGTTAAGGAGCCGTATTCAGCATTCCTCAAGCGCAAGTTTTGCGGGCGAGAGTGCATCAGGCTTGGTCAAAAAAGGCTCTACGGAAAAGACAATCCAAAGTATCGAGAGGAAGCGCGGAGAAGAAACCGTGGCGGTCCTCATGCGAAATGGGTTCGTTCCGTTCTTAGTAGGGACATGGCTACTTGCAGGAAGTGCGGCGCAAAGGATATTGAATTGCATGCGCACCACATCAAGTCTTATAAAGACCATCCTGAACTTCGTTTCGAAATTGATAATGGACTCACGCTTTGTTTCCAGTGCCATTGGGCACTGCATGCTGCGCAAAATGAAAAGGCGGTTAATTCGGTGGAACCCCTACCAGATGATGCTGAGGGCAATACCGAGCCAAGCTCGCAGGGAAACCTGCTTGAAGGTGTAACGACTAGAGGACGAGCCTACAGGCGATGGCAAGGAAATTGTGAAAAATGTTTGAAATTCATAACCAAGAGACTCAGCGACACAACAGGCAAAAAGCATCTGTTTTGTTCTCGTTCGTGCGCGATGAAGTACCTTGGGGAGCATCGGACATTGGAACATTCACGCAACATTTCCAGAGCAAATACCGGCAGACTTCCAAGTGCAGAGACAAGAAAGAAAATGTCAGAAGCACAAAGAAAACGGTATGCCAAGCCCACGGCAGTAATTTCCTCCACGAGTGCCGCCAGCGAAAGCTAAGAGATAGTCTGGACTATGCGGTAACGCATAGATGCGTGCATAAAGAGGCACGCGATAACAAAATGGAAACCCCCTTCTTCACGATGGCAAAGCGCACCACTGCGCGAGCCGTGCTGCACGAATGGCAAACAGACGCGCTGCTTGCCGCAGCAACGAACCGCAACGTCGAAGGTGACGATCCTGCGGCCAATACCGGGACTTCGGTTCCGACTTCACGGCTTGGGATGTATTGCCAGATTTCCGCGAAGTACGCGGTCATCTCCGATACGCAACAGGCTGTTGACAAGGCTGGCCGGTCGAATGAAATGTCCTATCAGATTGCCAAGCGTCTTGGTGAACTGAAACGAGACATGGAGTTTGCGTTCATGAACCATCAGGGATCATCGGCTGGTTCTGCTTCGACGGCGCGTAGCACTGCGTCTGTTGAATCGTGGCTGACGACGCCTACTGGTGCCTCGATGGTTGGTAACTCGACCGATATTGGCACTGGCGGGAACTACACCACGCCCGGCTGGACCTCTGGCGGGTCGATTTTGGCTCCTACGGATGCGAGCGTCAACGGTACTTTGGGTGTCGGCAATCTGAAGGCGGTCATCTCGGCCTGCTGGTCTGCTGGCGGCAATCCTGGAATTCTGCTTTGCGCTGCTGGCGTGAAACAGACCGTTTCCGGGTTTGCGGGTATCGCCACAATTTACCGCGAGGCTGGGACTACAGCGAAGGGCACTGCGATTGTGGGTGCTGCTGACCTGTACATCTCGGACTTTGGCGAGCATCGTGTGGTGCCGGATCGCTTCTGCAAGACGAATCAGTTGCTGGTGCTGGATATGGACTACTGGAGCGTTGGTTATCTGCGCCCGGTTCGCCAGATTCCGATTGCCCGTACTGGCGCGTCTGAGAAGCGGTTTATCGACGTTGAATTTTGCCTGATTGCTCAGAATCCGCAATCCAGCGGCAAGATTTCCAGCGTAGTGCCGTAACCATAGGGCGGGCCGGGGAAACTCGGCCCGTTGTGAACATGAGCAGGCGTTTGCTGAGTAGTGACCCGTACACCGGAATAGACACCTTCCATGAGTACGATCCTCAATCTGATGAAACGCGGATCATCCATATCGGAGATTCGGAGCCGTACCTTGAGCAGAACAAGCGCGAGGCGAACGATACCGATTACACCAGACAGGGCATCAAAAACGAATGGTGGAAGTACGCTTCTATTCCTCCGGCAGTCCAGGTGAAGTGGTTAGTGGAACATGGCGTGGATGTCTACAATCCGAACCACGGCAAGGAAATACTGTCCTTGGTCAATCATCCTGACTACAAATACCTCAAAACAACGGCTAAATATCACCGATGAACGCTCCTCTGAAGCTGGTCGATCCCAAGACTGAAAAAATCCTGCATCCTGACTTGCTGGAGGCTGAACAGGCACGCATGTCTGGTGACTATGAAGCCGCGCTGCGCCTGTCAACAAACGTCCTGAACAACGATTTTGACTCAGTGCCAGCAATGGCAATGGCTGCGCATGTGCTGATTGATACCAAGCGGTTCGGGCTGGCTGCGGCGCTGATGCAGCGGGCTGTGGCGCTTGAACCAGATAAGGGCGTTTTGTGGATGAATCTGGGCATCTGTTTCGAGGAAATGGAGCATTTGGACGAGGCAGAGCGGTGCTTTATCAAGGCGCTATCCCGCAATCCGAACGACGATCTGGCGCTATCCAATCTGGCCGCGTTGTACATCAAGAAAAGCGAGCCTCAGAAGGCACTGAATTGCGCTGAAAAAGCGCTGCGGATCAATGCCAAAGAACCGCTGATTCGGACCAATATTGCCCAAGCTAACCTGATGCTTGGCAACTGGAAGGAAGGCTGGGAATCCTACGATTTCAACCTTGGCTATCAGAATGGTCGCCGGGAGCGCAATTATGGCAATTTGCCGCGCTGGACTGGCGTTGAAGGGCTGAATCTGGTCTGTCACGGTGAACAGGGCATAGGCGACCAAATCAGCTTTGCCTCCTGTATTCCTGACCTGATGCGAGAAAACAAGGTGGTTATCGAGTGCGATCCACGGCTTCAAGGGCTGTTTATGCGTTCCTTCAACTGCCCGGTCTATGGGACGCTCTATTTCAAGGGCGGCTTGGCATGGCCGCTTGAGCATGAGTTAGACGCCAAGGTTGCGATGGGATCGCTTCCAGGCTTCTACAGAGGCTCTGACGAGGCTTTCCCAGGCACGCCCTACCTTGTGGCCGACCCAGAGCGCCGATTGCAGTGGCGGGCCTTATTTGACTCGATGGGGCCGAAATTGAAGGTTGGTATCGCCTGGACGGGCGGGATCAAGAAAACGGGGACCAGCGCCCGGTCTATCCCGATAACGGACATGCTGCCGATCCTGCGCCAAGACGCTACCTTCATCAGCCTCCAGTACAAGCCAGCCCCGGAATTGTTCGATCTGTACAAGGAAACGGGTATTGCAGTGCACCATTGGGCGCATGCGATGGAAACCAAGGATTATGACGACACGGCAGCGATGGTGGCCGAATTGGACTTGGTGATTACCGTGCAGCAGTCTGTGGTGCATTTGGCTGGGGCGCTTGGGGTGCCATGCTGGGCGATGGTCCCGCAGACCGGAGCATTGTGGCGCTACGGGGTAAAGGGCAGCAATTTTCCTTGGGCGAAGTCGGTGAAATTGTATCGGCAGAAATCAGGCTGGGTGCATACAATAGCCGAAGTTGCCACGGATTTGAGAACGCTATGTTTACAGTAGCTTGTGTGCTGAAAAGCGGCGGAATTTACGATGCCGAGTGGGTGAGTAAGCTGCAACGCGCTGTTGCCCGCAATCTATCGAGACCGCATCGGTTTGTGTGCCTATCGGATGTTGACGTGCCGTGTGAGCGGATTCCGCTGAAACATGACTGGCCTGGGTGGTGGTCGAAGATCGAACTGTTTTCCGGGGCCGTAGAAGGCCCATTTTTGTATCTCGACCTTGATACAGCCATCACTGGCCCGCTGGATGGCCTGAGCAATCTTGACTCCGATTTCGCCATGCTGCGCAGTTTTGCCAATCCGAACATGCCAGCTTCGGGGGTAATGTGGGTTCGCAAGGTGACGACGCAGATTTACACCAAGTTCGCCAAGCAGCCGGATGCCTATATTGCCCACTATCAGCGCATGCAAAACGGTGCCTATCTTGGCGATCAGGCATTCATCGCAGACACGGTGCCGAAGATTGATTTTCTAACCGATATGTTCGCCGGTATCACTTCCTACAAGCTGCACCACAAGACGAAACTGCTGCCGGGAACGTCGATTGTCTGCTTTCCTGGCGATCCGAAGCCAACCGAAGTCGATGCCGAGTGGCTAACGGAGGCATGGCGATAATGTGGCTCATTCCTTCGCGTGGCAGACCGCAGCTTGTTGAGCGCCTTTTCAATATGGCGCACTTCAAGGAACCGGGCATTTTGATCTTGGATGAGGACAACGCCGAGAATTATTCTGGTGTTCGGTTGCCCTATGGATGGGGTATTTCAGTGCATCCACGCATGTTCCTTGGACCGAAACTGAACGCTGCTTTCGAGCGGTTTGGCAATGAGCCGTGGTATGGCATCCTGAACGATGACCATGTGCCGGTTACGTCTGGTTGGGAGCGGGCCATTATTGAGGCGGCTGGAACTCATAGTATGGCGTGGCCGGATGACAACTATGGGCAGCGGATTTCAGCGCATGTGAAGGGCGGAGACTTATGTCGTGCCTTGGGATGGTTCGCATGTCCGGCACTGAAGCACTACTTCCTTGATGATGCCGACGAGTTGATTGCTCCGCTAGTCGATGGCAAGTATCTGAAGGATGTCGTCGTCAGCCATGAGCATGTCAACGCTGGCCGCGCTCCGATGGATCGCACCTACGCCGAGCGCCCATCGAATGCAGCAGATCGCCTAGCCTTCCTTGAGTGGAAGGAAAAAGAGTGGCCTACGTTCGCCGCTAAACTCAAGGTTCAGGAGGCGGCTTAATGGCTATCACTACGTTCGCTGAGTTGAAAACTGCCATTGCAGGTTGGCTTGATGTATCGGCTACTGACCTGTCGTCGCAGATAGACGATCTGATTACCGTTGGCGAGAAACGCATCTTCCGCGAGGCCCGTACTCGGGACATGGAAACGGCGCTGTCCTCTGCTATTTCCTCTGGCGTCTTGGCCGTTCCTGCTGCTTACGTTGCCATGAAGTTTGCCTATATCAACACTTCGCCTATTCAGGTTCTGGAACGCCGCCCTACTGAGTGGCTGTATGCGAACTACGGCTATCAGTCGGCATCTGGTGTCCCAACGTACTTTGCGCGAGATGGAAGCAACTTCATCTTCGGTCCATACCCAGATTCGACCTATACGGTGAAGGGGTCTTACTACGCACGGCTGACAGCTATCTCAGGTTCTGGGGTGAATGCTTTGTTCACAGCAAATCCAGACTTGTACCTGATGGCTTGCTTGGCCGAGGCAGAAATGATCCTTGGACGCGATCCGCGCATTGCCATATGGGATGCTAAGTATCAGCGGATATTGGCCGATGTAAATGGAGAAGCAAGAACCGAGGAACAATCTGGATCGCACTTGCAGATGCGTGTACCTGTTGGGATAACCGGAGGTCGTTTTAGATGACACGCGTTGCGATATTGCTGGTGTTCCTGCTGACTGGCTGCGCTACGGTCATGGATAGCGCAAAGTCTCCAGACACGTTTGCTACTTGCAAGGCTGTGGATGTTGCTACGACTGTTGTAGGAGTGAGTACCGGCACATTCCCGGAAGGGAATCCGCTGATGGCAAAGCTGCTGTCGCATGGCTACATGCCGTTTATCATTCTCTCTATCGCCATGTGGTACGTGATAGATCGCGTCAATGAGCCTGCGCTGACCATTGGCGCTAATGCCGTGACGTGTCCGATTGCTGCGCGTAATGTCTGGTTGCTGGTGCGATGAAAACTGCAAATATTCAGTTAGCTGGTTCATACCTTGTAAAAACAGGGCAAGTTCCAACTCCAGGCGTTTATCAGAACTTTACTAATTGTTTTTCGTATGACGTTACAGATCAGATGACTGGAGGAAGGCGTATATTCCTTCAAAAGCGCAATGGATACACAGCAAATTCAATAGGTGTTGATTACACGCCTTGCAGGGGGGCGTGTATTTGGCAAAGCAATACTTCTCCGCAAATTGTTTTTTCTTTTACAAACAATTCTGATATTCGTGTCTATAACCAAAATCAATCTATAGTTGGGGCTGCTTTTTCAACTCAAGCTAATTGTTTAGATATTACTGATACAAGTGTTTCAGGAACTGGAAATATCGTAGCAATTCTAGGGAGTGTTGGTGGTACGCAACAGGCTTGGTATTACCCACAAGGTGGCGCTTGGACTCAAATAACGGATACTGAATTTCCTCCAAATCAGACTCCGGCAATAAGAATAACAAGCAGTGCCGTCCACATGGATGGATATATGTTTGTAATGGGGTCAGATGGACAAATTTGGAATAGTGATTTAAATAGCATTTCTTCATGGAGTGCAAACAATTTTATTTCCGCCTCAACAATCCCAGACCCTGGAACTGGAATAGCTCGGTCTGGTGACTCTATTGTTGGATTTGGGAAAAGCAGTATTCAGTTTTTTATCAACAATGGAAATCCATCTGGATCGCCATTATCAACAATCCAAGAGGCAACAATTAGGCTTGGCGTAGTAGAGGGATCGCATAAGACAATAGGCGATTCAACTTACTTCATTGGGATTCCTTCTGAATCATCTGTTTTTGGAGCGTATGAACTTAAAGGAAGATCTGTAAAGAAAATATCCACGCCAGATATAGACGCCTCCTTTAGTTCAGTAACTTACTGTGCTGGACAAATTCATACCCAAACTGGGTTCAGACATCTTCTTTTTGGGGATTCAGCAAATTTCATTACCAATGCTTATTGTCTTGATAACGGCAGATGGTGGAAATTTTCAGCCGGTGATAATGGATGGCGTGGCGCTGCTCTTGGATATGCTTCGGCTGGAGGATTAACCTATGCGTCTGGTTATGATGGCAGTGCTCTTGGATTGATTTACAACATGAATACTGGTGGTGATTACACCGATGCCGGTCAAACACTGACCATGACCATTCAGACGATGCCATTAGATTTCGGCACAGGTAAATACAAATATCCTAGCCAAGTTAGGCTGTTCGGAGATAAACAATCGTCAACGTGTAATGTAGCTATGTCTTATTCTGATGATTTTGGAGGCAATTTCTCTACTCCGGTTAATATGGATATGTCAAGTAATTCTCCAGCGGTATTCAATCCTCTTGGTCGTTTTCGTCGTCGTATATGGAAATTTACCAATACCACAAATCTTCCGTTGCGCCTTGAACGTTTCGAGGTCGATTACGAAGTTGGCCTGACATGATCCTCGACACCCTGACGAAACTGGAGATTGTGCTGGCTGGAGCGGTTGCAGCTAACCAGTTGGACGTGCACGTCAGCTATGTGGACTGGAACAAGTCGGGCGTTACGGCCAATCCGGCGATGTTCCGCACGGCATCGAACAACACAACGGATGTGACGATACTTGCCGCGCCTGTGGGGAACCCTGTCCGGGAAGTGCTGCGCGTGGCGATCTATAACAAGGACACGGCATCGGCCACGGTAACGATCAAGTCAGATGATGGAACGACGGAGCGCATAGTAACGAAAGTAACCCTAGCCACATTGGAAACCCTGAACTTTGAAAAAGGTAAGGGCTGGTATTCCATTAGTGCAGCAGGCGCGATTAAATAAGGAACAGCCATGAGATATTTCTACGCCAACGGAGCAATCCATCCTTTCGAAGAATCTGAGGAAGGGCTGACGCTACCCCAGTGGGCGATGGCCTTTTCAGGCGATGAGGGTAGCGACTTCCGTATGCTCAGCGACGAGGAAAACGACGCATACGTTCGCCAGCAGGCAATCCAGCAGAACGGCTTTGACATGAGTGCTGCTAGGTGGGCTGGTAACGAACAGGCGATGGTGCAGAATCCCGCGACGGGGCAGATTGAGCTGATCGTCAATACCCCGCAAGGTCCGATGCTGACATCGCAGGCGGATGCGGCAGGGATTGCCGGAACCCCCCTGATGAAGCCTGCGGAGGAAAGCACGCTGAGTCAGTGGGGCGATTTTCTATCAACGCCGCCTGTTGCGTTAGGGTTGGCGGCTTATGGTGCGTCTAATATGTTTGGCGGTGGTGGATTGGCCGGGACGGGCGAGTTAGGGGCTTCTGTGGCTGATGGCATCGGAGCATCCGAGGTCGCCAGCTATACCGCGCCTGAACTTGGGATGGGGGGGGCTCAAGGCTTGCAGATGGGCGGCGGAGGGCTTGGCCTACAAGCACCCGTAACCGGCAATCTAGCCTCTATGGGTGGGGCACAAGGGTTGGTAGCCCCGGCAGGCGCATCGTTCGCTGGAGCGGCCATTCCTGCGGCTGTAGGGGCTGCTGGTGCGGCTGGGAGTGTACTGGGTGGAACTGGTGGTGCCACAACGCTCGCCAACGCTGGATTGGGCGCTGCTGCTGCTGGGGCGGGCGGGGCCGCAGCAACTGGCGGCAGCGCCCTATCCAGACTGACCGGCATCAATCCTGACGTTTTGTCAGTCGCAGGACAGGTTGCCGGGGCTGGGCTGGGCGCATACGCAAGCAACGAGCAGGCCAATGCACTGACCGACCTTACGAACAAGTACCTAGAATATGGCGCACCTTCACGCGCCCGCTACGAGGCCAGCATGTCGCCTGGATTCAATCCGTCCAGCATACCCGGCTATCAGGGCGCGGTGGACAACTCCATGCAGACCATGCTGCGGAAGCTATCGACGCAGGGCAACCCGTTCGGCAACCCCGGCGGTCTGATTGAGGCGAACAAGTCTGTGGTGGCCGGAACTGCTCTGCCCGCCTTGCAGGAGTACCAGCGCCTAAATGCCGGAACTGGCGGCATTGCCTCCCTGAACGCAGCCGCGCCAAGCACTTCAGCCGCCGCAACCGGAGCGAACGCTAACATTTACAATGCCATCGGATACGGCATAGATCAGGCTACGGCACAGCCTTCTACGCTGGATTCGCTGCTGAAGCGGCTGGCGTCGAAAAGCACTCCAAACTACGGTTTGGCATAGGAGAACATCATGGCTGGCTACGAAGGCGTATTGGCGAACATTCCCGGTCTGGGCGGCTATCTTGCGTCGCAGCAGCAGCGGCAGGGCCGCGAGGCGCAGCAGTTGCAGCAGACGACTGGCGTGCTAGGGCTGCTGTCCAATATAAAGGCGCAGGAACAGCAAGAGCAGATACAAGGCGTCTTGGCCCGTTCGCCAAAGCTCGAAGATGCCATTCCTGAACTGACGCGGCTTGGACCGATGGGCGTTCAGGCGGCTACGCAGTTGGGGCAGCTTTCGCAGGCTATGCAAAAGCAGAACCAAGGGCAAGCTATCGGCGCTGGTGGACTGCGGCTTCCTGACGGCACGGTTATTCCTCCTGCTGCACGCCCTGCGGAGCAAAGGCCATCACCGATAGGGGCGGGTGGTCTGCGGTTGCCGGATGGAACTGTGATTCCTCCTTTCGTTAAGCCTGTAGCGCCACCAGCCAAGACTGCCGGAGTGCAGGAGTACGAAGCAGCACAGGCGCAAGGCTTTAAAGGGACGTTCTTCGACTTCAAACGACAACTTGCAGAGGCTGGTAGAGCGCCAAGACAGGAACAACAGGCACCAGCATCAATTCAAGAATACAACCTTGCAAAGAGTCAGGGCTATAAAGGGACGTTCGTTGATTTCAAGAGAAAGCAAGCAGACCCGTCTGCTGGTGACTTATCCAAGCAGGCGCAAATAGACCAAGCGGAAAGCGTGCTTGAAGAAATAAAAGCGGCGAAAAATCTTGTCAGCCCAAAAACAACTGGCTTTGGTGGGCTTGCCAGTTACATCCCGCAAACAGACGCTAGAAATCTACAAGCGAAACTAACCTCGATTAAGGCAAATCTTGGATTCGATAGGCTCCAACAGATGCGCCGTGAATCTCCGACCGGAGGCGCTTTAGGTCAGGTTGCGGTGCAAGAATTGGTGGCGCTGCAATCAACTGTTGCGTCTCTTGACCAGCTTCAAAGTCCGCAACAAGTAGCGGCTGCGCTGGAAAAAATAGAGAGGCATTACACGAACTGGCGCGACACTGTAGCTAAGTCTCGCGCTGCTGACTCTGGAGCGCCACCATCTAATGGCGCAAGCGGCGGCTGGTCAATAAGGCCAAAATAATGTCTGAATTTATCGTTACTGATCCAGACGGAAAAGAGTTTGTCGTCAACGCTCCAGACGGCGCGACACAAGATCAGGCATTGGAATATGCAAAGTCTCAGTTCGGCTCCACGCAAGGCGGCGCTGCCACTGGCAATCCAAATATTCAGTCAGTAGCACCGAAGGCTATAAAGGCTGATACCGGCACTGGTCTTGAAGCAATAGGCGGCGCAGGAGCTATTGGCGGCGCTCTTGGGGCATTCGGATCAGAGATTATGAGTGGCTTGGCTAAAGCTACTTCTGCCTTTCCGCAAACAAACAGGCTGACGCCGTATCTTGAGACTGCTGCCCAAGGACTGCGCAATGCCGGTCGTTTGCAAGGCGGCATTTCCGGGGCTATCTCCGGGATGGCTGGAGAGACAGCAGGACAGGTTGCAGAGATGTCCGGTGCTGGTCCAACGACCGCCGAACTAGCCCGCATTGCAGGCGGCGCTGTCGGTCCAGAACTGAAGAATCTTGCTGCATGGGGCGTGAAAAAAGCCGCTGGTGCTTCAGGCGTAACAGACATCATTGATGCGGCGCGCAAGTACGCCGGGAAGGACATTAAGCTTACCGATGCTCAAGAGAAATTTCTTGAGTCAGAAATAGCGGCGCTTCGTGGTAGCGTCAAGTCTGATGACTCGCTTGAGCGGGTTGGGAGCATCATGGGTGCAGAGGGTAATCGGCTGATGTCGATGGCGGATCAGAAAACTATTGCTGCAATGCGTCAAGCCGCGTCCGTTGGAAATGCTGGCGGAAATCCTGCTGCGACTATAGATGACATAGGACAGGGCCTGCGGTCGGTTATTACGAAGCGGAATGAGGCCGCATTAGCCGCTCGAAAAGGACAGTATTCTCAGAACGAGCAGGCTAGAGATGCAATAGTTCAAAGGCAAGAAAGCGCAGGACAGTTTGTAAATAAGTTGCCTGAGTATGATGCACTAGTTAATGCAGTGCAAAAAGAGTTGGATAACTCTATTGCAATGAATCGCTCGCCCGCTGTTCAGGCTAACTATAGAAAAATACTGAATGGACTAACGAATCCAGAGAAGTTTCCGGCAGAGGAAAAGCTTGTTTTATCGGGACAGAATCTTGATCTTGTAAAACAGCCACAGCAACCTAAGCCAATATCATTCCAAGCCCTAGATGACTTGCGGCGTCAGCTAGGAGAGGCATTTCGTGGCAAGCCTCCAGAGGGCTTCGAGGCCATCAGTGCCAATACAGCGAAAGAACTGTACGGCAAGATAAGCCAGATTCAAAAGAAATACGCAGGCGAACCGCAATCCGCGCTACTGGACGACTACGCAAATTCAACGCAAGGTCTTGAGACATTTAGTTCACGCCTTGGGAAGAAGGCTACCGCGCTTGACCAGTACCGCGATGATGCCTTCGCAACGGACGCGGCCACATTGCCAGCAACCTATTTCAAGACCAGAACAAGCGTTCAGGCGCTAAAGGAACTGACCGGCAACGCTACGTTAGTGAACAATGCCGCACTGGACTATGCGGATAAGGTGCTTGCTGGAAAGTCGGCATCGCAGGTACGCGAATGGATGGGGAAAAATGCCGGTTGGCTTGGTGAAGTCGGACCTACTCGTAAGCTGATTGACAACTATGCAGGACGCCTTGAGGCTGCCGAACGTGCGACGGCATCGGCAAAGGATGTTGCAACCGCAGTTGCAAAAGACGCATCTATTCTCATGCAAGGCAAGCTGCCAGTGCAAAAAGCCGTTGACCTTATCAAGTCTGGCGATCCTCAAGTATGGTCGAAGGTTACACCGCTTATCGCTCAGTCTCCACAAGCCAAGGAGCAGATGGTTAAAGCTGTGCGCCAAGTAGTTTCGGATCAGGCTACAGCAAAAGGCGCGGCCGATACATTCCAGCGCAATATCAGGCCATTCCTTGAGAGCGGGAATATCGCCAGCAAAGCCGAACTGGATTTCATCACAAAACGGCTTGAAAACATACGCGACATGAAAGTGCCTGAGCCAGAAAAACTCGGGATCATAAAACGTATGCTGCTACAAGGTGCTGCTGGGTGGGCCGCAAGTGCAGAGGCGCGTAAGAAACCGTCTGATTTCTCTACGCTGATGATTCCTAATGAGTATGCAAAATGATGTCCAGTCTTAATAAAATCAAGAATTGGAGCTACAAATGCTGGAGCCTTCTATGTTTGGGAACATAGCGATACCATTTATGCTTGCTGCTGGCACTTCGCAACCAAGGGTATCAGTCCAGAGAATTGTGGAGGCAATCGTTATTGCTGTGATAGCTGCTGTCGGCGCTTCTTATATGACCGTGCAGAAACTGGAACTGAAGCAGGAGGCGATTCAAGACCAGTTCAACAAGCAGGTCGAGCGGCGCAATGCGGAGGTCAACGGGATCAAGAATGACCTTCGCAGCGTGGAGCAGAAGCGCGACCTTCAGTACGAGGTTCTACGCAGCGAATTGCAGAAGATCGCGCTGGTCGTGGAGCGGCAGAAGAAATGAAGCTGATTAAGGACTGGCGGGCGCAGATCAACCGGCTGTGGAGCGTTCGGGTCGCCATCTTCCTTGCGCTGCTTCCGGTTGCCGACCAAATCCTGTCCCTGTTCGACAAGTTCATCCCGCCATTCT